TTCCTTTTCTACCAACTTTGTCTTTGCTTGCTTTTTCTATTTTAGTCATAATTACTCCTTGTTATAGACTACCTTTTAGGACCTTTCAAGGTCTTAACATCCTTCCTTTTCATTTGGTCGGAATATAGTTTAGCCTGAGTAGTCATCTCTGTTTTAGCCATTGCAGTATCTGCTCTCAGTTCTGCTAATTCTTCATTTTGCTTTAATTTATCGTCTGTAATATCTCTGTTCTGGATTAGCTTAGCTTTATCTAAGTTAATCTTAGCTTCTGTTTCCATTTCTTTTCTTTGGCTTTCCATAGCTTTTAGATCTACTTCTCTAGATTTAAGTTTAAGTAGAGGATCGTGATCAAATTGAGATGTTATTGTTCTCTCTTCCTTCATAAACTCTTCAGTCATCTCTGCAATCAATACAGCTTTTCTAGCTTCAATCTTTTGAGAGATTTGCTGTAGCTGTTGTTGAGCTTGAGGATTCATACCTGCTTGTTGTTGAAGTTGTGGAAGCATTTGAAACTCTTCTCTAAACTCTAATTCAATTTGTTCTTGAGCCATTAAACTAATATGCTCTAAACAGTTCTTCTGTAATGCACCCATAACTGGTGGATTATTTCTAACTAAATTAGTAGCCATAAAGTTTAAGTGAGAAGTGATGTGGGCTCTATGATCCTGACCCGGAAAGGCTTGGAAAGGTTTCTGAGCTAATGCATCTATGTTCTCTAAACTTGGATCTTTTGGTAATGGTGGTGGAGGAGGTGGTAATATCTCATCAATATTCTTAACACCAATTGCTTCATACATTTTTCTGTAAGCCATATATAAATTATGCATTTGTGGATTAGACATGGCTAATTGTAATTCTGTTTGTGCCATACTCACTCTTTGAGACATAGAGAATATATTTGGATCCGCTACCGGTAATACATCGACTCTTTGATCAAAGTCTTGTTGCTTAACAATTCTTGCTGCACCTACAACATCGTATGGATATTCAGGTGGTAAATAACTTCCAAAAATTTTAGCTAGTAATTTAAATTCTTGTTTCATCGCTACATACAATCTTTTGTGTATAGCTGACATAACTCTTGATCCTCTTTCAAGAAGAGCAATAGTTGTTCCTACAGCAGCTTGTTGATTTCCTTCGCCTACTTGCATATCAGCAATAGCTGCAAATCTTTGACCTGCTTGAACCACAATACCCATTAATTGTAATAAAGTTGCTGATGGTTCTTTGTACGGTAAATTATAAAATGATTCTTTTAAGCTTCCACCCGGTGCATCAACATCTCTCCATTCACCTGGTTGAATAGATTGAGCATCGTCTTGTACACGTACTCCTCTTTGTTTAAATCCAGCTGGTAAATTAGATAACGTTCCTGCATCTAATAATTGGCGGAGAGCAGCCGTTGCAGTTCTGCTCAAACCGCCAATCATGTGAATGAGTCCAAATCCGTAAAATCCTAGTCCTGGCAGAAATTTGAAGTGGACAAAATATTGGATTCTATTCTTCAATGGATCATTGGGCGCAAAGTTCCTTCTTATCGAAAGAACCTTTTGACTACCTTGTTCGATTGTAACGACATAAGGTAATTTTATTCCTGACGGTTCACCCGTCTGAGGATTCTGGTCTTCAAAACCTTCTAAGTCTAAATTCACATGACACTCAAGTAGAGTGTACATCTGTTCATTTCTAGAAGTTCTTGTAGTTCCTTCCAGTTTTCTTTCAGCGTCTTCCACTTTATCTTGTGGAGGCATTCCTGGAGGAGTTAATTCTATGTCTCTGTAAAATCCTGAAACTTGTTGTTTTCTTAAATCATTTTCTGAACTTTTAATAATATGGATAACAGCTTCTGCATCATCTAAAGAGGTAGCTGTATAAGGTACAACTAAATCATCAGCTGGTACAAATTTAGATACAGCTCTTCCTAAAAGTGCATCGTAGTAAACTTTTTTAAATGTAGATCCAGCTAATGGTAAATGAAATAACATTGAATCAAATTCAGGTTCATATTCTTTCATCTGATCTATTAACTGATAGTTCATAAATTCTTTTACCCTCTGTGCTTGTTGCATCCTTTGAGGATTAGATGCACCAATCACTTGGGTTCTTACCGGCCCATCGGCTGGTAATAGTTCTTTATAAGCTTGAGCTTGAAATTGTGTAACCGCTTCTGCAAGAACAGGGTGTGTTGCACCACTTGCTCCTTGGAAAGGTTGAGTTCTGTTTTCGTATTTGAAACCTAATAAATCTAGTCCAGTTACATAAGCTTGTTCCCAATCTTTTCTGGAAGATTTGTAATCTTGATAATCTCCTGCTAATTTCAACCCAACAGGATCTAATATATCATCAGGTAATAATTCTGCTAAATTGTCAAAGTGATTTTCAGTACCTGGAATATTTAAGTTAGCGCTTGGATCGAAATCGATCGTCGCTCCACCATCTTCTTCTGGTGTAACCTCTATTTCAGGTTTATCTATTTTTGCTTCCTCCGTAACGTCTACTTCTGTCATTACATCGTCAGGTGCAATGATAGGTTCATCTGTTGTAACGTTCGGGAGTCCTTTATCTATTCGATTGTCTGCCATTTAAACTCCTACCATTTTCTAACACGATTAAACATAGAAGACAAGCCTCCTCCTTGAGGCATAGGTCCTGATTTTGGGGGTATGGCGTGGGGTCGTCTAACTCCAGCTATTCCGCCACCTGCAAATTCAGGTAAGTCAAACCCACTTGAAACGTTCGTATATTTATCTGCACGTTCTTGTTTAAGTTGATCTCTTTGCTTTTGATATTTAGCTTCTTCAGCTTGTTGTTCTTTTAGTCTTAAATTAAAAATTGATTCACTAAAATCTCCTGTTTTAGGATGTGCAAAATAAGAATCATAATATTGATCTCTAAATTTTTTCTTAGTATCTTCAATAGCCCCTATACGATCATATCTTCCTCTATATCCTCCAGTAATAGGATCACTGTAAAGGGATTCAAGTCTCTCTCCAGTTTCCATAAAATCTCTTGGTTTAAATATTTCTTCTGAACTTCCTTCTTGGATAATCTCATCTCTGTCTTTACCCGCAATTCCATAAGTAGCTGTATTTAAAATTTCAGAAGGCAGCGCTCCTTGAAGAAATTCGTAGCCCGCAAGAGGCCCAGCAATGGCTCCTTCAACAGCAAGCGCATATGGGCCAATGGTTCCATAAAGTAAATTTTTTGCAGCTCTAACTTTATTAATTGCTTTAATTTTATTTGGTCCTTTACCTTTAGCAGCTATTTGTTCTTGTTCTTTTAAGGACTTGTAATAAGACATTGGATCATCACAATTAACTCCTGCTTCTAATTTACACTCTAATATTTTATTTAAACCTTGTGCTAATTGTTTTATATTTTTACCTAAATCAGCAGAAGAAAGTTTGCTTCCTGCTGTTCTAGCCGTGTTAACATTTAAACGAAGTATATCCCAATCAGCTTTTGTATAGTCTTTTAATAATTTATCTTTATTAAGTCCGGCTACATCTAATTGATATTTTTCACTTCCTAGTTTATGAACATATTTATTTCCTTTGTGATCAATGGATTCAAATTGAACAATACCATCCGTTTGTGCAGCCAAATCTATTCCTTGATTGTTAAGAGTTTCAACTCGTTTTATCCAATCTTTTGGTTTATTTTTTAATAATTTATCACGCTCTGCTGTTATATTATTTCTTAATGTTTCTATGTTCTTAACATATTTTGTATTCATCCTTGCAGGAATAAACACTAAATTTTCTGCTGTAATAGGAAGTTTAGGATTTTTTAACATAGCGTGTTGAAGGTGTGTGCCTGATTCCGCTGTTCCATGCAGTCCTCTTGGTATAAAAACTTTTCCTTGCTGTGCTTTTAAAACATCTCGGTATTCTTGTGACGTTTTTAAAAGTTCTTTAGAAGATTTAATAGGAGACGCAGCTGTTATACCTTCAAATTTATTTGTATAAAAAATATATTGTCCCAAAGATTTTTGCGAAGGAATGCCATACTTCTTCATCATCTGCGCATCGCTTAAAACGCCAGCCGCTTTTGCTTCTTTACTCATCATGGGATATTTATATCGTAATTTAAGATCATCAATAAAAGCCTGCCTGTATGTTTTATTCCCTATTTTTTTATCAGGAAAAATAACCTGCTCTACAGGTTTACCTGGCCCACTTTTTCTTAAAATAGGGACAGTAGCTGTTTTAGCAGTTTTAGTCTGAAGTACAGCTCTTTTTTCAGCCCCTGCTTTAGCTGCTTCAGGAGGAATTCCTTTATAAGTTTTAAACAATCCTTTTTTCTCTCCAGCCTCAATAGAACCCTGAACGTGAAAACCAGTTCCTTTTGCTATTTCCACCTTACTTGGTAATCTATTTGTTTTATTTTTAAATTTTTTTATAAATTTTTGTATTGTTTTATATGAATCTTCAAAACGATCTTTCTTAGAAACATTAGGATCTCTAAATTTTCCTTTATTTCTCTCTAAATTTTTATTAACCATTCCTCTTACAATTTTGTATTCAGGCCCAGTTAAATTTTTAAATTTAGTTATCTTACCCTTTGTATAATATTTTGCTGCTTTATTTAATTCTGAAGTTTTTTTATCTTTATAAAAATCAATATCAAATCCACCATAGCTCCCTGGTTCATCAACCAAGCCACGCTTTGGTGTTGCCAAGCCCCCTTTATCAAAACCCATTTCATCTCTTACAAACATCTGAGACTTAGGTTCTAAATAAGATTCCGCTTTTAAATAATCTTGGTACTTATCGGATATAGATTTTGAAGGTTTAGCTTGTGGTAAGATCTGATTTCTCTCTTGAACAAATCTTTTCCATAATCCTCTAGACTCAAGAGGTTTTGAAGTTGTTACCCATTTTTCAACTACTTTATCCATTATCTTCCTAACATATGTGCAAGGCCACCTTTAGCGTAATCCTCAGGTAAACTGTCGTCCCAATCAGGTTGCCATTCATCTGCTTTAGCTTCTGCTCTGCCTTGAGCAAACTCATCGGCTTCACTTTTTCTAGTGCCTTTTATATTATACTTATCTACGTTCTTGCCTGTTGCATATTTTTCAACTTCAGAAAAATCAGATGCGTGATTTCCATAACTTTCAATAGAAGACTCTTCAAATTTTATATTTTCCGGATGACCTCCAGTGAACTCAGCTTCTTCAACAAAGAACTCATCTTTTGTTTTTGTGCCTTTTCCTTTTACTTTGCCTGACTTACTAATATCGGGTTCAATCCATTCTCCTTTTGTTAACTCAAGTCGTGCAGGTTGGCCATATCTTCCAGAGCTAAAACCATGTTTACCCATTCCAACATCAACTATTGTATTTCCAGTAGTCAAGTCGTGATCTACAACAACTTTAGTTCCTGATGGAAGTTCTACTTCTTTAACAATTTGTCTTTCAACCGTTCCTCCTAAATCTTTTCCTTCCTTCATTACTTTATCTACAAGTTTAGGAAACCAGGCTGGCATTCCAGCTGCGTTAGAAGTTTCAACTGCTTTGACTGCTTTTGCTGCAGGTTTCGCTGCTTTGAAAAATTTACCTATAAAAGGAACTGAAGCTAGGCCCGCTGCTAGTTTTAAAAAGTTTCTTCTGCCTTTGTTAAAGCCTCCGTTGTCAAATCCTATTCTTCCACCGTTAGCAAATTTTTTTGACCATTCAACTCCTACATTGTAACGATCGTGATCATCTCTTACTCGTTTATCTAAAAAATTTCCATGCGTATCATACAGACGATCTTTGGTTCTATATTTATCGTAATTTCCTTTAAGTTTAAAACCTCCGGGAAGATCTATCGTTGCATCAAAGCCAACAGTATTGGATAATGTTTTCTCTTTATAATTAGGACCATAAGGTTGGTTACTACTATAACTTCCACTCGCTCTTGGATTTATTCCTACCGGACCAATTTGAATTGCTGGTAATCCTGCTGATCCTCCATCTGAAAATTCTTGTCTAAACGGTAATCTATCTTTAGGAAGTTTAGTGCTAATGTATTCTGTAACCGGCATCATGTGTTTATGGTTGTCATTCCAGTCAGCCCAGGACCCTCCATATTCGAACGCGAACCCCGGATCACCACCATACATCATAGGAACTCTTCCACCTTTTTCATAGCCTCGAGGATCCCCTTCCGTAATATCTCCTTTAATTAATTGTTTTAATGCTTCTAATCCTTTTGTTGGAGGTCGTAATCTTCCACTCATCATAGAGGCTTTAACAGGTCTTTTCATATTCATGTAATTAGGAATTCTTGCAAGTTCATTTATAGTTATTTGATCATCAATTACTTTTTCTCCTCCCGTAGTTGAAGTTATGGTACCCGGTGCGTATATAGTTGCATCAGAAGTAACTTTTTCTTTAGGATAAATTTTTTCTTTAATTCGTTCTTCTAAAGTCATTGGACCTTCTTGCATTTCTTCCGCTGCTTCCATAATAGAAGGTTCTTCTTGTTCAAATTTAGCTAACTGATCTCTAATTCTTCTAGCCTCTAAAGCTAACATAGGAATTTCTTCTTCAGGTGCCGTTTGCATAGCCGTAACCAGTTCCATTAATTTTTTTCTTAATGCAATAGGATTTACTTCTCCGCCTTCAGCATATCCTAGCATGTAGGCTAGGCCACCGCCTGCTTTATCTTGTCTTTTTAATGCTTTTCTTAATTCAAAAAACTCTTCCATATTCATTCCTGGACCACGATCCATTACTCTTCTAATCTCATCTTCTTGGGTCATAGGAAAAAAGCCCATGTTCTGTCTTTCCATAGCTGCCTCCATATTTTTATCAACCCTTGAACCTTTTATTGTTCTAAATGATTGTGATGGGTTTGGAAACTCGGCGTACTCTTCAGGAAAATTAGTTTTAATTTCTTTTTCGGCATCATCTATTAATTTAGTTCTTTCCTTAATTGATGGATATCTTTTGTTCTTAGCAAAAAAATTTCCATATTTATTTTTA